TACAATGGTAAACATCCCCTCTAAAGTAACTACGTTGTCCATCATCTTACCGATAGTCTTAGCTTTAGTTACCTTATTACCATGAGCATCGAAGGTTACCTCTGAGTGCATCATAAATACTACAAGTAAATCTTCACGCATCGATTTAACACGATTGATTATACTCCAAGCATTCTGAGCTATCTCAGTAAACTTCTTAAACCCAGTTTCGTTGGCTCTACGCATGTATTCATTAGCCATAGAGTACTGAAAGTCATCTATGATAATATACTTCACCTCTGTACGCTTCTCATCGATATAGTTTAATATCTTAAGAATGTCATTAGATGAATCTGTAGAAACCATTCTACCGTCTGGATTGTCCTTATTCCATGCAGGGTATCTAGACTTAGATTTCCTAAATGGAAGTGACTTCTCTCCTACATTCACAATGAATGTAGATGCTTCAGGGAGGTTCTCGATAGAGGTTGATTTACCTGTACCACTCGCCCCCACTATTAATACTTCTTGTGCCATTTACATTGAATTTAGTTCTTGTTTAACTACTTCTTCTTCTTTATGCCTTGCAAGCCATTTCTTCCCTCTTAACTCTTTGTGTTTCTCTTGAAGTTTCCTCCTACATCTACCGATTCCTTCAAAAGATGGGTACAACTTGGTACTCATTCCTCTTAAAAAATCTTTAGCTGTTAGTGTGGACATATCAATACCAAAGGTAAGTAGGATAAATGCATACAATACATAATCACAGTCTCGAGCTTTAGGTTTATTCATTAAAACTCTAGATACGTGCTTCTCATACTTCTTTATCTTCATCTTTAGCTCCTCCGTAATGGGATGTAGCGTCTAGGATCTGATTGTGTGCGAGGTCATTATCCATCAGAGCTATACAAGGCTCTCCTTCACGAACTTTAAGGTAGTGCCAGAAGATTGCTCCTTCTGTTGGCCACCTCTTTGGTCCATAAGATCTGATCCCTAATAGCTCAGGTCTGTGTGATACTAATACTATGTCTGAGTACATATAACATGCATCAGATCCAAATAAATCTTGCTTCTTAGGAAAGTGTAAGTCAGGGTTCTGAACTCTGTCAGATGACTCTATATTACGGTTCATTTGAGATAACAGTACCACTGAGATACGTATTTCTTTCTTCAAACCATTAAACATAGCCATCAGCTCATAGAGCAAATCCTTGTCTTGGGCCCCTCCCATCTTCTTAACCAATAATGTATGGTCAAGCATGACTACGACGGGCTGTTTCTTCTCCTCTACAAAATTCATTATAGTGTCTTTAACCTGTACTACACTCCCAGGTATATCCACATAGAATATATCACGCTTCCCTAGTTCTCTTGCTTCCTTCACTGCATTCATATAGTAGTTGTCATTAAGACTGAAATCGTCCATGGCACTATATAATTGCTGTGTAGTTATGTTAAGCTTCTTACTTAACTTCCTACCCACTAATCTAGAAGATAACATCTCAAAATTAAAGGATAGGATAGTGAACTCTTGGTCTGCATTCAATTCTTTAAGGCCAGTCTCTAGTTGACCTAGAATACTAGTCTTACCACTACCTGACATTCCTGCGATAGTGGTAATTGATTGCCATTCGATTCCTCCCATCGATACTTGGTTGAACTTTTTCCAGGGGGTCTTTAGCGACTTGATTGTTCCTTTTCTACGGCCGTCTATATATCTAAGTGCAGCATTTGCTGACTCGGATATGTGACGCCATCTAAGGCCTTTGTTTTCTTCGCTCATAATAGCTCCTCTCCGTAATTAAGCTCTCCAGGGTCATCTAGAGGGGTCTCGTAGTCCTCGTACATCGTCCAGGACTCTTGGTTAATATAAGTGGACATTAATTTCCACTGCGGTCTAAATTCTCGTCTAATACCTGCATGTCTTCTATCATCTTTCTCTTGTTCTAGAGACTTTATGATAGTTTTATGCAGTTCAGGGTCTTTCTCTACCAACGCCTTGTACTTAATAGCACACTTTTTCCTATCGTTATGGAGAGGTCTGTCTCCTTCTTTGATAGGGTATGCTAATGCAAACTGGTTCCAACAGTCTTCGCAACCTCTTACTTTAAAAAGATCAATAGACTTTTGTCTAAGGGTCACAGATTTATCAGGCATGATTTTAACATACCCGTTATTCTGTAATTTTAACATGTCTATTGGAGTTAGTATCTCTCGATACTTTTGAGCGGTTCCGCTCTCTTTAAGAAGTAAGTAGGTGTACTCGGTCGGTGTAAGATTTCTTCCCTTTAAACGTGTTAGGTTTAAGGTAATTTTCATCGCACTTTAGGTATTTCTCTAATTCTTCTTCACTCAGCAGCATCAGAAGGTCTTCTGATAAAGTAAGTGGTTCTCCGTCACATTCTATGCAATCACTGGATTTCATTTGAAATTAAATTTCCGTCTAAGTCCCTCATTTGTAGGGTATGTAGATATAAAAATACATCAAACTCTCCGCAATCGCACTCGAATTCAGTTCTCATTATTTCCCCTACCGCTGCCATAGGTAATGTGTCTATGTCTTGGTAGTAGAATTTTAGAACCTGATACATTTTTATAGTATCTTCAGGTGTAGGCTTTAGGCCTTTGTAAGGAGAATCTTTCATACTTAAACTATTTTATACTAGTAAAAGTAGTTTAATTCTCCATACTATCAAAGGTATTCCTAAGTATTTTCATCTCGATCAGCATCTTTAGCTCTTTCGTAGATCTCATCCTCTGTATAGCCTAGGATTAAATCTAGGTCTATATCTCTTTCTTCTGTAGGGTCTGGCATCAGTTTGTGTTTAATCCGTTCTTACCTCTCACCTTACCTCCAGGTCGTGATAATACAGTCCCAAGCCCTCCGTTTTCACGGATACTCTCCATATATACCCTACAACACATAGCCTCAGGTGAAACTACTTTACCATCCATTACCTTCATTGTGTGCTTAGCTATTTCTATCTCAGTGCTACACAATACGCATTTAAACTTTGCCATTTCTTAATATTTAGTTAACATTCAGTGAGGGTAAATCGTATATATTTACCGTATGAAAAAAGAATCAAAAATAATATACTTACTGTTGATGGCTATAGTTTACATTTTAGCTGTAATTTAATAAGGAGAGCTTACCTACCCCTTACTATTTACAACCATATCATAAACTATAGCCACCACAACTAAGGTTATTATACCTACTACAACTGTCTCTACGCTCATTACAATTCGTTTAGTGATAATATAAAATCTCCTAGCTTTCGTAGGTTATGTATCTCAAATTGATTCTCAAAGAATACATACAAGGGTTCTTCATTACTTACGGTATTAGATAGTAAATCTATTCCATGTTTAGAGAAGTCGTAGTAAATAAACCCAGCCATCCCATATATAGGTGGTTGGTACTCTTCTGTAAATCCTAAGTCTAATAATGCTTTAGGTGTTATAGTAGTCTCAGCTATCCTATCAATATCATCGTCTATAATACTATTTCTATCTCTCTCTAAATGCTCATCAATACTCTTCTCGAAATCTTCGTGCTTAGATAATAATCTAAATAAATCCTCAGACCTTAAGTCTTGACTCTCATCTATCTGTTCGTCTGTACCCCAACCTTTAGTTTTACAATCTACCATCTCTCTGTTTACTACACGAACATTAAGGGAATGTTCCTTAGGGTGATTGAGCTCATCACCACTATTGAAGTAGACGACCCAAGAGTAGTTAGGGCTGCTCTCCGAGGAAGACCAATAAAAACTCCCTATAGCATCTTCCTCCTCATCTGTACATGCAACTATTAACTCTTCTTTAGTCATCAGCCTATAATCAGGATGGTCTTTGTACTTAGCCATAGCTTCGTGCCAAGTCATTGCTTCAGGTTCATCGTAGTATTTAGGTAGTTCTTCCAAGTTTTCTGTATCGGTTGCATGACTTTTCTTTGCAGGTTCATCTGCTATACGATCACCTCTCTCACTCATAAGAATATCTATCCTATTCTCTGCTGAGTCTATTCTATTGCTATCAAGTTGCATCGCCTGAAACATAGCATCTCTTGTTTTACCCATATCTGAAAGGGTTTCCGTTAGTTGAGTTAATGCCTTTAAGGTACTCTCATTGAATTCTTCCTGCGTCATCTTTGTTTAGTTCTAAGTGAATATTAATTGAGTTTATTAAATCTCTCCATACCTCCTCATCGCAGGCGTCTCCTAGGCTACCCCAGTAATCCTTATGATCTAGTATCTCCTTGAT